ACAAGCTAAATCAAATACAGGACCAACACCTTCAAGAGCAGCAACGTTTGCACCTAAAAGAAAAAAAATGTCTATGGGTGGTATGGTGTGAGAAAAGCAGATAAGCAACCACCTAAAACTAAAAAATACTTTCGTTCCACGAAGAGTGGAGCAGGTATGACAAAAGCAGGAGTTGCTCGTTACAGAGCAGAGAATCCTGGTTCTAAATTAAAAACAGCAGTCACTGGTAAAGTTAAGCCCGGTAGTAAAGATGCAAAAAGAAGAAAGTCGTTTTGTGCTAGAAGTGCAGGACAAATGAAAAAGTTTCCAAAGGCAGCAAAAGACCCTAATTCAAGATTAAGACAAGCAAGAAAGAGATGGAGGTGTTAAATGAAGCTTTCAGAAAATACATCAATTTCAATGCCTATGAGAAATCTTATTAGTATATTGGGAGCCACAGCAGTAGGTGTCTGGGCTTACTTTGGAGTAATTGAACGACTAAATAATATAGAAACAAGAGCAACTCTATTTGAGTCTGATCTTGTTAAGAATGCAGTTCAAACGCCTATAGATCAAGAACAGTTTATGCTTTTAGAATTTGTATCTGGGCAAGTAGAAAGCATGAGTGAGGATTTGGAAAACATGTCTCACAACAAAGTTAACATACAAAGATTACAAACAGATATGGAAAAAGCATTAGAAGATATAGAAGAATTAAAAGATAAGATAAGGGCAGCAAATGGTTACTAAAGTTATTATAGCTTTAATTTTATTTTCAGGTGGCACTATGATTGAACATACTGTTACCGATGGTGTTAAAGACTGTCTTGAAAAGAAAAGAATCATTGAACGCAATATGCAATCAGATACCGCAAGAGTATCTTGTGCAAAAGTAGAGGCACAAATAGAAACTATTGAGGGTGTAGAGTTTATTAGGTCTATGAGTAAGGTGGATTAATGGGAAAATGGTTTATTTATTTACTGAGCTGTCTCACACTAACTTTAACAATAATTATTGGTAGTACAAAAAATTTTTACGCCGAGACAAATACCGTGTCGAGCACGGTAGTTAATAACACACCTCCTACAGCAAATGCACCAGTTATTGCCAATTCAAATAGTGATATTTGTAAAGTCGGTATTGGCGGAAGTGTGCAAAATAATGTTCTAGGTGTTGCTACAGGAATTTTAGTAGATGATGAACTGTGTCAAAAATTAAAGCTAAGTCGTTCCATGTATGCCTATGGCATGAAAGTTGCAGCGGTGAGTATCTTGTGTCAGGACCCTCGTGTGTGGTCTGCGATGACCGATGCCGGAACCCCGTGCCCTGTTAAAGGTTTGATTGGTGCAGAGGCTTCTCAATATTGGGCTGACAATCCGTCAGAGATTCCAGATGGAAGTAAATACAAAACTGAATATATACAGGCTGCAAAACCTGTAGAGGGAGAGTTAAGTGATGTCGGTCATATTGCACTTTATAAGACTTTGTTCCTTATTACTACTGGTCTCCTCATATTCTAAAGCAGATTGCTTAGTCGATGAAGCAGGACTTTGTACTCCTGGTGTCACAATTACAGAAGAAACACAAGTCGATATTACAGAAGAAGACTTAGGCACAGAAATTATTACAACGACAACAACAACTGTCACAACAACAACTGAAACTATTACAAACGAAAACTCAGGTAATATATTAGATGGGTCTAATGGTTATGTATTATCTAGTAAGGAAGGTGATATGGACATTGATTGGGGTGGTCAAGGTAGTGCATCAATGCCTACTGGTAATTCTTGTTATGGTTTAGGTTCAGATAAATGTGCACAGATTACAGGTGGTGGTAATTCTACATCTGCAATGGGTGTCCCTAATATGGGTACAACATTTATAAATACGATTGATATATCTGATTTAAATATACAAAAAGGTGGAGAAGTAAGATATACAATCGAAGTTGATAAACAAGATGCTCAAGATAGAATATACATGCACGTTTCAGGATTTAACGGAAATACTTCGGTCTTTTCAGGTACTGACATCTTGTCTGAATCTGGAGTATCAACCGGCTATCAGTCTTATGACGGCATTTTCGATTTCAGTGGTGTATTAAATAAAGTAGTTATTGAAGTAGGTGGTAGAGATATTAATCTTGCCGTGGGTCCTTTATTTGATGATGTAACTGTTGATATATTTTATAATGTTATTAATACAATTATCACTCAACATATAACAACTCTAGAAGAAATATATTATTTAAATCTTTTCGATACTGTAGAATTAGAATTTGTAGAAGAAGTTTTTGAATTTAACGATATTTCAATAGAGGAAGGTTTTGTAGAATTTACTCCTATTGAACCAGAACCTGAAGAAGTATCTTATGAAAGTGTTGAGTTAGAAATAGACTTTGAAATGAATTTTGATATGGAGTTTGCTCCACCTCCTCCTATGGATTTTGCACCTATTATGGATACTGAGATAGAAATACCTATTAATATTGAAACAGTAGAAGCAGAAATTCAAATGGAACTAGAAGAATTACCTCCACCTGAAATGGTAGCCTCTGTTGAAGAGGTGTCTCCTCCTATGGAGCCCGAGCCTGAAATGATTGAAGTTGAAGACGAATCTCCTCCTATGGAAGAAATAAAAGAAGAACCTGAAATGGTTGAACCAGAACCAGAAGAACCTAAGGAAGAGCCTAGCGAAGAATCTCAAGAAGAACCACAGGAACCAGAACCAGAAGAACCGCAAACACCACAAAAAGAAGAAGATTCAGAAGAAAAGGTAGAAGAAGAGAAAGCATCAGAACCTAAAGTATCAGATAAAGAAAAAGCAGCCACCAAAATTGTTAAAAAGATAGACGATAAAGCAAGATATGATGACGCTTCTCAGACTAAAACTTTAATTGTTATGCAGATACTTGGCAATACAAAAACATTCTTTGATACACAATCATTTATACAAGATACAAATGTTACAGAATATTTAAACAAGACAATAGACGATCAGTATGGTATGTTATTTAATATGGCACAAGACCAAACAATGAATGACATGGTAAACTCACAGTGGCAGAAGTCTCAGTAGGCGGCGTATCCTTCAAAGGAGGAAAGATGTTCGCAGTGTTGCTCGCATTGAGTAGTGCTGTGGGAGCGCTATATGGTGGATTTGAATTTTGGAAAAAATTTCAAGATATGTCTGCTCAAATAGAGGCATATACAGCTCCTGACTTGAGTGGCTTTGATAAAAAGATTGCTCTCGTAGAAAGCAATACAAATGCACAAATGGAAATTGTTTTACAAAAAGTTGATGGTCTTAAAAGTGAGTTAGATATAGTTTTAGAGGAAATAAACTTAATATCGCAGGTGTCACGAGAACTCAAAGACGACCTTAAAACGGATTTACGCAATGTTGAGCAGGACGTTCGTCACATTACCGAAATTGTTAATGATGTGGAGGATAGACAAAAAGAAGACGCAAGAGAGCTTTTTAATGAAATGAAATTATTAGAAGAAAGTCTTGACTTAAAGATAGATAAAGCTTTAAATAACCCTTTAAGTGGAATGTCCGCTAAATCAAAATGAGGAGTATATCAATGTGTGATTGTAAAACAGATCAGGACTGTATATGTCGTTTAAAATAGACTTTAAAACAATTTTACCTTATATAGTCTTAATAGCCACATTAGCTATGACTTGGGGTATGTGGTCAGAGCGTTTAAATGCAGTAGAAAAAAAGGCTGACAGTGTTGCAGAAATGCAACAAGATATTGCAGTAATTAAAACACAAATTAAATCCATGAATGATAAGATGTCATGGGTGGAAGATTTTTTAATTAAAAACTATAAGGAATATTAATGACTATATCTAGAGCTCAAATATCAAAACAAATCTCTAAATCAAAGAAAAAGAAAAAAATAAAAAAAGTAATTAAAGGTTTAAAAAAAGCATCTAAAACACACGCTGGTCAAGCAAAGATATTACAAGGAGTTATTGGTGGCGGATCCAAAAACGGGAACAGGAAAAAAGCCTAAAAAATCAGGTAGAAGATTATATACTGATGAAAATCCAAAAGACACTGTTAGTATTAAATTTGCTACTCCAACTGACGCGAGAAAGACAGTTGCAAAAGTTAAAAAAATTAAAAAACCTTTTGCAAGGAAAATTCAAATCCTTACTGTTGGGGAACAAAGAGCCAAAGTGATGGGTAAAGATAAAGTAGCTAATATATTTAAAAAAGGTAAAGAGAGTATTAGAAAGTCACACAAAGCCTAGTGTATTGTAGGCATTTCAAAATCAAACTCTACAATAACCGTTAAATCTTCGGCTTCTGTTTTTGGATTATTCATGATATAAAAATATACGAAAGGAAAAATAATGGAAGAATTTAATGTAGTTTACAAACTACAAAGACACTTAAAACAAGTTATTGAGGACTGTAAAGATACTATTATGTCGGGTGTTGACAGTCTTGAAAAATATCAATATCTTGTTGGAAAAGTTCAAGCATTTGAACAAACGTTACAGGAAATCTCTAACCTGCTAGATAATAAGGAGCGAAACAACGATGATTAAACACGCACTACAAGAAAAATATAAAGAAGAAGATAAAAAACAAGCTGAAAAAGATAAAAATAAAGTTAGAGCTGAAAATCTATCTAAAGAAGTATTAGAAAAACTACCTGATCCATCTGGTTGGAGAATATTAGTATTGCCTTTTGAACCTAAAGATAAAACTAAAGGTGGTATTATTATTGCTCAAGAATCATTAGACAAATTACGAATAGCCACTAATTGTGGTTATGTTATAAAGGTTGGACCTTTGGCGTATAAAGACGAAGAAAAATTTTATACAGGCCCTTGGTGCAAAAAAGGCGATTGGGTTATTTTTGCTCGATACGCCGGATCACGACTCCCTATTGAAGGTGGAGAAGTGCGACTACTAAACGATGATGAAGTCTTAGGAACTATTAATAATCCTGAAGATATTCTACATCATATTTAAACATAGGAGAAAACTATGCCCGAAGAACTAAAAAAAGAAGAACCAATGATTGATGTTGGTGAAACAGAGGGAGCAGAAATAGATTTAGAAAAAAATAATTCTGCACCAGAACAAAAAGAAGAACTGCAGGTTGAAGAAACAACCGATTCGGGAGAAGATACAAATCAAGAAACTGAAGAAACAAAAGAAGAGACACCACAGAAAGAAGAACTTGAACAATATAGTGAAGGTGTCAAAAAGAGAATTGCAAAACTAACACGTAAAATGCGTGAGGCAGAACGTCAGAAAGAAGAAGCGATTACCTATGCAAAATCAATAGCACATAAACAAAAAGAACTTCAAGACAGATATCAAAATTTAGATACAAATTATGTTTCTGAGTTTGAAAATAGAGTAAAATCTAATCTTGAAGCAGCTAAAATAAAACTAAAATCAGCTATTGATGCACAGGATGTCGATGCTCAAATAGCAGCTCAAACAGAGATATCTTCTTTAACTATGGATGCTGCAAGACTTAATCAAGCCAAAGCTCAAAGACCCGCTAGGTCTGTACAGGAAGAACAAAAACCTGTTGCACAACCACAAGGGGGCTATGCTAATGCTAATCAAATAAAGCAAGCGGCTCAAGATATGGACCCTAAAGCAGAAGCTTGGGCAGCTAAAAATACTTGGTTTGGTACGGATAATGCTATGACTTATACAGCATTTGATATACACAAGAAACTAACTGAGGAGGAGGGATATGATCCTTCTAGTGAAGAGTATTATCAAGAAGTGGATAAAAGGATAAGACTTGAATTTCCTCAAAAATTTGGTACAACAGAAAATACTACACAAGAGAAACCTTCTCAAACTGTAGCATCAGCCAAACGTCCAGGAACGGTAGGACGCCGCAAGACTGTGAAACTCACACCCTCACAAGTCGCAATAGCTAAACGATTAGGTGTGCCACTTGAAGAATATGCGAAACAATTAGTCGCGAAGGAGGCATAAGCATATGGAAAATGAAACAAAAATAAATAAAACTTCCCGCGCGAGTCAAACTCGAGAGAAAGACTCTCGACCTAAAGTTTGGACTCCCCCGTCATCTTTAGATGCACCCCCTGCTCCAACAGGATACAGACACCGTTGGATAAGAGCTGAAAGTATGGGACTTGACGATGCTAAAAACGTCATGGGTAAATTAAGGTCTGGATGGGAATTGGTGAGAGCCGATGAATATTCAGAAGGAGATTTTCCAACCGTAAAAGACGGCAAGCATGCTGGGGTAATCGGAGTTGGTGGCCTATTGCTGGCTAGGATACCGGAAGAGATCGCGAAGTCTCGAGAAGAATACTTTAAACAACAAGTAGCTGATCGAGAACAGGCAGTTGAAAACGACCTTATGAAGGAACAGCACCCAACTATGCCGATCAATCAAGATCGTCAGAGTCGTGTAACTTTTGGTGGCTCTAAGAAGAACTAATCTTTTAGTTATTCCGAAACCATCAACTAAACTAACAAAGGAGTAAAACAAATGGCAAATCAAGACAGTGCTTTTGGTTTAAAACCTGTTGGTAAGGTTGGACAAAACGCAGACAACGGCGGTATGTCTGAATATCAAATTGCTGATAACGAAGCATCTTCGATATTCCAAGGCGACCCTGTTATACCACAAGCCTCTAATACAGGCTTCATTGACGTGGCAGCTGCTGGTAATACACTACTAGGTGTATTTTGGGGTGTAAACTACACAGACCCAACAACTGGAAAACCAACATTCAAAAACCATTACACACAAACAAATATCACTACTGGTGATATTGATGCTTTCGTATATGACGACCCATACGAGAGATTCGAAGTACAAGGTGATGGTGCTTCAGCAAGAACAGATATATTTAAAGTAGCAGATATCGTATACGCTACTGGTTCAACAATTAATGGTACATCCAATGTTGAGCTAGACGTGTCAGATTTAGCTGCAACAGATGGCCAATTAAGAGTCATCGGTATATCTACTGACCCACAAAACAGCGAATTGGGTTCTGACAATATAAACTACATTGTTTATGTTAACGAACACACATTCCACACAGCATTATAATAGGAGTAATTAAATTATGGCTATATCACGTAATCAACTAGTTAAAGAACTAGAGCCAGGTTTGAATGCACTATTCGGCTTGGAATACAATCGTTATGAAAATCAACATGAGGAAATCTTTACCAAAGAAACTTCTGACAGAGCTTTCGAAGAGGAAGTAATGTTAAGTGGCTTTGCTAATGCCTCTGTTAAACCTGAAGGTTCCGCAGTTACATTTGATAACGCGCAGGAAACTTATACAGCAAGATATCAGCATGAAACTGTTGCATTAGCTTTCTCAATTACTGAAGAAGCTATTGAAGACAACTTGTATGATAGACTGTCAAGCAGATACACAAAAGCTTTGGCACGTTCAATGGCTAACACCAAACAGGTGAAAGCTGCTAACGTTCTTAACAGAGCTTTTAACTCTAGCTTTACAGGTGGTGATGGTAAAGAGCTTTGTGCTACTGACCACCCAACCATTTTTGGAACTGTCAAGAATGAGCTATCAACATCCGCTGACCTTTCTGAAACATCTCTTGAGCAAGCGTTAATTGATATTAATGCGTTCACAGATGAAAGAGGATTGAAGATTGCATCAAGAGGAGTAAAAATGATTATTCCTTCTGAGCTTCAGTTCACAGCAGAAAGAATCATGAACTCTGCCAACAGAGTTGGAACTGCTGATAATGACCTAAACGCAGTAAAGAGCATGGGTATGGTCCCACAAGGATACTCAGTTAACAACTACTTAACTGATACTGATGCTTTCTTTATTATTACTGACGTTCCAAATGGTCTGAAATACTTTGAAAGATCACCAATCAAAACTTCAATGGAAGGTGATTTTGATACAGGTAACGTAAGATACAAAGCAAGAGAAAGATATTCTTTCGGCTTCTCTGATTTCAGAGGTATCTTCGGTTCACCTGGTGCGTAATAAGTAAATTCATCAATACTTTTAAAAGGGGCTTTATGGCCCCTTTTTTTTTATGGGAAAGTTCCTTGACTTTATGGGAAAATCATGTACAAAATAAAAGCGGATAATATAGACAAGGAGATATATTATGACCGCACAGCCACAGTCTCTAATTGCTGAGAAGATTCAGTTGGAATCTCAGTGGAATTCTCAATTTTTAAATGCTGGTAAAGAAACTCATGAGATGAAATCTATTGAGGAAAAAATCAAGAGAATCTTAGCAAAATTGAGATGGAGACAACAAAACTACAATAGTCATTTATTTTTTGAATAGACTTGCTCTCTAAAGAAAAAGGTTTATATTGAAACCTCTAGGGAAATAAACATACAGACTGTCCTAGCAGACGAACGTAGAGACTGTATGTAATTTACTACGGAGGTAAATAAAATGGCAAACACAACTTTTTCAGGTCCTTTAAGATCTGAGAGTACAGTTAAAACTGTTAGTAAAAATTCTACCACAGGAGTTATTACTGAAATCATTACTATGGGTGATGCACCTGTTGCGTTAGGAGATGAAGATAAAACTCTTGATGCTGCAACACATAGTGGAAGAACACTTGTAGTTCCTGCGATCGCAGCAAACAGAACGATTACTTTACCGGCTCCAGTTGCTGGTCAAAGCTATAAACTTATTTATGGCGGCGCTGCAGAGGAAACAGAAAATGTAATTATAGTAACACCAGGAAATACTAATTTCTTTATTGGTGGTATTG